CAACCATCCCCTCTTCCACGTGGACGAGCGCGTTGGAAGGAGAGAGCTGAGCTATGAGGAGGCGGTCGTTGGCATGCCTGGGGTGGATGGTCTGGATGGCATTAAGAGGAAAACCTCTGCAGGCTACCCTTACTGTCTGCTCGTTGAGAAGGGCGGCAAGAAGGACTTCTTTGGAGACAGTGGTGACTATGAATTTGGAGGAGAGAAGGAGCTTATGCTCCGGGAGGAAGTCCAAAACATGGTTACCAGTGCGAAAAGAGGTGAACGTTGGCTCAACTTATGTCGAGTCACGTTAAAAGACGAAAGGAGGAAGCCTGGAAAGGGCGCTCGGTTGATTATGGGGTCAAGTGTGAGGCATTTGATTGCTAGCCGGATGCTCGCAGGCGCCTTCCTCCAAAACTTGCAGCTCAATAGGATCATCAATGGGATGGCTATTGGGCTGAACGTGTACACCGAGGCAGACGAGATTGTGCGGTGGCTAGGGAAAGATTCGAAATACATCGCTGGTGATTTCTCGAATTTCGATGGCCGCCTACCATATTTCCTGCTGGCGAGGTTCGCTGACACGCAGGACGCGTTTTATAGGGATTGGGATTCGGAGAACTCCATTGCTAGGACCGTGCTGCTTGAGGACATCGCAAATAGTAGGCATGTGGATGGTGAGGGACGCGTAGTTGAATGGGTTGGTAGCAACTCGTCTGGCAACGCGTACACCTCATACATAAACTCGTGGTGCAATCTAATGGGTCTGCGGATGGCAACCCTGAGGATCCTTGGGTTGAGTGGCGCTCGGGCGCGGAAGTTCCTCTGTGAGATTGATGAGCATGTCCGCTTTTTGGTGTACGGTGATGATAATATTGTTGCCGTGCAACGAGGGAGCAGGTATGCCGATCAGCTTACCCAGCAGGGATATAGCGAGGCCTTTGACTCCCTTGGTTGGGTGTACACAGATGAGGACAAACGCCGGGACGTGTTCATCGAGGGTAGGTCCCTCGGCGATATCTCTTTTTTGAAGAGAACGTTTGAGGAGACGCACCCGGACAGGACGAAGCGCTATATGCTGGCGCTGTCGTTGGACACTATCCTGGAGATGGCCCAGTGGAAGAAGAAGCGCGATTGCTATGATGAGGATGTGAGGCTCAATGTGAGTAACGCCCTCATCGAGCTGTCTGCGCACCCTAGAGAGAAGTTCGATTTGTGGTCGAAGAGGATCATCAAGGCCTCGATCGAGCAGCTCGGGTATACGCCGTTCCCCTGCACTTATGAGGAGTGCCAGGAGGCTTATTTAGAACGCGGCACCCCCTTATACTAAGACGGATTGTCTGACTGGCGGACGTTAAACTACCAGAGTTGTTAGAGAGCTTGTCTGACAGGCGGACGTTAAACTACCTGATTTCTGTTTTAGTGTTAAGATGGAGGCCAGTATGAATAACCCTCTGTCCGGGAACGTGGATGGCACCACTAGTAGCGGAGGGCCGGTGAATAACGGTACCCAACAGGGAACCACTGAGTTTAGCGCCATTAATCCAGGCGTGAATAGTGGCGTGGACACAGACGCAAGGGATAGAGAGATTGATATAGACTTGGAGGATAACTCCATAGACTCTATTAGAGATTTTTTGGCGAAGCCTATCGCGATTTGGATCGGGCAAGTGTCGACTAGCAACACCGAAGATCAGGAGCTGGTTTCAGCTGATATCCTTGGTTCGTTGCTCTCCCAGCCCCTGTGGATGGATAAGCTGAAGGGGTTCCTCAATGTGCGGGCGACCGCCAAGTTGAGGTTGACCCTGAACGCCACACCATTCCAAGCAGGGTTGCTGAGGATGATGTACTTTCCGAACCATAGCACGCGGCCAGCTGAGGCCGGGATGCACTATTACAACATCGTGACTAATTCACAGTTGCCAGGTGTGTTCTTGCCTTTCAGCCAGGATGCTGTGGAGTTGAGCGTCCCCTATATGTCCCCCACTTACTACGTCCAGCTTGATAGAGTAGGCGTGGACGTCGTGAGTTGGGGGACTGTCAAGGTTAAGGTATACTGCCCGATGAGGACCGGATCGTCCGGGCCGACAACGGCGCCTTGCACCCTCTGGCTCAGCTTTGAGGACGTTGAATTGGCCGGCCAACTGTACCCACAGGCGAGGGGCAACGTCTCGGATAGGGAGACCAATGGTGGACGTGGGACCATATCGTCCATCATGGCATCTAGCCGGGATTTTGTGCGCACCCTCGGACAGGTCCCCAGCATGGCGAGCTTGGCCGAGCCCACTGCGTGGGCCTTGGACATTGCCTCTAAGGCTGCATCAGCCTTGGGGTGGTCTAAGCCAACTCTGAGTACCGACCCGGCCATGATGGCGGTGGGCGGGAATTGGAAGTCGGTGAATGTGGACGGGGGAGACATGTGCGCTCCCCTGTCCTACAGATCCGACAACAAGGTCAAGACCATCACCGATGGACACACTGGGTGTGCGGATGAGTTGTCGTTTGATTTTCTCAACTCCAGGTGGGGCGCACACCGCCTCTTTGACTGGAATGGGTCGGCGACAATGGGGTCGCTCCTCCAGTTTGTGGACGTTGGGCCGACGCAGTTCGAGGTGCACTCCACCGTTGGGACTCGGGATGTGATCACCATACCCCCTTGTGCTTTCGGACGGGAGTTTTTCAGTTTGTACAGAGGTTCATTCGACATCAACTTTAAGTTGGTGAAGACTGGATATCACAGCGGAGCGTTAGCCTTCTGCTGGGTGCCTGGTACCAATGCTGGAAGCCCGACTTATGCGCAGACGGCCTTTGGGTACAGGGAGATTGTGTCGATACAGGGTGGTGAGGACTTTGTTTCCGCCTCCCTTTCCTGATCAGCCAAGACTATATAGATTGCACGGACAAGATAGGGAGACTGTGTGTTTACGTTGTGAACCCACTAGTAGCTCCTGAGACTTGCAGCCCGAACATTCGAGTGTATGTCGAGGTCCGTGGAGGAGTAGATTTGGAGTATGCGAACCCGAAGCAGATAGAGAGGTCGCCCTATGTCCCGCAATCA